AAGCCATGAAGAGCTTGACGAATATTGGCTCTTCTTTCACGTCGTTCTTTGCTAGCTGTAAGAAGTTTGCTTTGGATAATCCGTGGGTTATGGCTGCTGCGGGTGTTTTAAGTTTGATTGCTGGTGTTATTGTCGGCAAGAAGATCTATGACCATTTGCCTCATGAGTGGAACGCTTTGTACACTGTTCATCCTGAACAGTGCACTTTTGCTCGGGTTTATGGACCCGCTGGCGAAGAGGTGTGTCCAATTTGTTGGCTGCCGACTTGCAATCATAAACGTTCTGAATTCAAGTACCTGGGGGAAACTCAAAGCTTTGGTGCTAAAAACACGAATCAAACGCGCAAGTTCATGCGTACGTCTGGTAAGCAAAACCTTGATACAAGAATGAGGTCACGTGCCCTTAAAGCTCATCGATCAGAAGAGCTTCTCGAAACTCAGGGTATCGGTCAAGGACATTTTTCTAAGCAACGATTGATTAAGGATACCCAGGGTGCTACCCAAGATATCACTGAATTAGTGAAGAAAGCCATGTTTGACTTTTCGATATCGCTTTCGGGTGGAGAGTGGGTTAAAGTCGGTTTCTGCTTTGCAGTGACCGGCAAGACTTGTCTCGCCCCTCTTCACTTCCTTACGGAAGCTCTTGGAATTATAGATGACCGCGGTGATGATTTCCGCGAATCTGGTTCCATACGGTTTAAGATGTTTAATGACGTTGAAGAATACACCTTTGGTTTGGAGGAAATTGAAAGAATGGCCTACGAAGACGACTGTGCAACTGACGCTTGGTTGTTTGATGTCCCTAATAAGGACTATCAAGACAAGCGTGATCTCATTGGTTTGTTTCCTACCAATGATGAAGCCGCTTCTCTTCTTTTTACAGCTTCGCGTAATGTTCAAGCTCGCTTGGTTATGAGGCAGCATGATGTTAATGTGTCTCATCTCACGGGAATTCGTGAAGAAAAAGTCCTGTCTAATGGAGCCCTTGAAGTCAGAAGAAATTTGATTTCTTATCAGTGCGACAACTATAAAGGACTGTGTGGCGCTATGTTAGTTTCTGAAGGAACGCGTTTTGCTGGCAAGATCTTTGCTCAGCATATAGCTGGTTCTCAACAAACTGGTGTTAGCCTTGGTGCTATCGTTACTGGAGATACTATACGGAAGTACCAAGGTCGCGTTACTGAAAAACGGGAACCGAGTTTCCCCGACATGGTTACCCAAGCCGCTCTTGACTTCCATGGAACTGTTTCTGCAGATTACGTTACGCGTAATCTTGACGTTCCTTCCAGTGTTTTCATAAAGAACACGCTTTTGCCTTGGAATGGCGATGGTCCCGAGTACTTCAAGCGTAAGACAACGTCTGTAAATGTTAGTCCTTACAAGTTTGAAGCTAATAGAGCTAAATTTGGTCCAGTTACTACGGACAAGATTAAACTACCCGTCGTTTTAAAGGACTTCATGCGCACTCACTACCTTTCACATGCCAACCACGTTCCAAAGCGGATCTTTACTTTGGAAGAGGCTATTATGGGCCTACCTGGTTCCCATTTTGATGGGATAGACGGGAAGACTTCTGCTGGCTATCCGGATACGTCGTTTGGAATAAACGGCGATGATTATTGGAGCTTGGATGTTCTGGGGCGTTTTGTTCCTGGTCCTAAGTGGTTGACTTTGGTTGAAGACGTTCAGAACTTTATTAACGTTGCTAAAACCGGGTTGACTCCCGTTGTCGCCTTTAAGGATTGCTTAAAAGGTGAGAGGTTGTCCATTGAGAAGGTCGCAGCTGGTAAAGCTAGACTTATTAGCATACCTCCCAAGTTCATTGTGGTACTCGTCAAGATGTATTATGGCGCTGTTATCAAGACACTTTCTGATGGCACGCCATTCAATACCATTTTAAAAGGCTATGATGAAAAGAATGCCGATTATTGGTCTGTAATTGGTAGGTACCTTGCAGCTTTTGGCGACAATGTTGGGGCCGGCGACTATAAGGCGTTTGACCACCATCAAGCTGGACAATCTGTAGAATGGTCAATGGATCTTTTTGACTCGTTTTATACTGACGCTACCCTATGCGATAGGAACGTCCGGAAGGCTTTAACCAGTGTTATTACTCATCAGTACCATGTTTTCGGAAGTGTTCTTGAAGA